ATTTTTTGGTTTGGCCTATATCACACTAAACGAACAAAAGTTGGGTCACTCGCATGACTCGTTATACAGACAAACTTTGCATACCCACCATCACTATCGGCGGTGTCACCAATAGCAGAAGTGGTTGAGTTAGTTAAAGCGAAAGTACCTGTATTACTACCATGAGTATTCTTTATCTCAATCACATAACCGGCAGGGAATGAACCACTGGTTGTTACAGCGAATGAACCACCGGGCGTAAGCACGAGGATATTGGCATCGGCTGATGTAAGGTCTATACTGGTAGCAGTGCTTGTAAGCACCCTATCAAAGACTGAACGGGTGAATCGGGCGGCGTGAGTACCACTGTAGTACAATACATCTTTTGCGTTGTCACCGGCTACTGTACTGGCTATTTGCGCCCCGAATGATTGCCACATACCACCGAAGCGTGATGCGGTGAAAGCACCGACTTCCCCACTGTGAAAGTTATCAAGTTCGGTATGAGTATCAACGGCGGCTGTAGCGGCTATGTCACCAGTGGTAACAGGTGAGAAGTAAATCGGTGTTGGGCGTATGAAGACCCGCTTATCATTGACTTCGGTAATCGCTAATTTAAGGTCGCCACCACCGCTTGCATACACTACACGCAGTACAGCGAGGACAAGTGTTTGTTTATTCGCTAAACTACTTGGTTCATTGAGGAATGCACTTGGACAAGCAGGGTAATTATTGGTGTCTATAGGATTTGCTGTACCCTTCTCCCAGTAAATATGTTTTACCGACGCATCATCATCAGCACAGGCATAAACGACTACAAGAGCCTCTTCTCCACTGGCAAGCGGGGTAAGGCTACCTGTGCGACTTGCACTTGAAGTATTGAGTACATAGGTATGTACACCACCTTCTCCACCAGCAAAGGCATAAGCGATACCATCAAGCACTACATACCCTCCTTTCACTGTGAAAGTATTTCCTGCGACAGTGGCGTAATCAACCGCACCCGGAAGTTCAGCCGGTATGTTTCTATTTCCTTCTCCTACAGAAGTATCATGGTTCATGATGATACCATTACCATGAACTCCTTCAACCATATTCGTGAGAGTCGGTGATAAGATGTGGTCGCCATCGCCTAAACCGTCTTCATTAGTTGCAGGTAATGTTACTGCTAAGTTCTTATTTGTATGCCCCGATATTGGATTTCCTGCCATTCTATGCCACCTCAATTAGTATTTCTATATGTAATTCGTTTGAGTTACTTTTCATTATAGGCTTAGTAGTGTAACGAGCAACAGGTGTAAAATCACTTGTATCTCTATACTGTATGTAAACCTCTCTTATTTTATCTGTGAAAGCAAAATCTTCATTTAATGACACTTCCACCAACAGCGCAGTGTCATCTATGATAGTCACCGTAGGTGTAAGAGAAACAGCAGGGCGACCCGCCGAACCATCCTCCGATGTAGCAGGTGTACCATCAAAGCCAATCACTACCTCATTGATAGTATCAGCAATAGTTTGTAAAAGTAAACGGCGTAAATGATTAGAAACTGGCATCTTAATATCTCACACTTCCTGTCTTGTTAGTACCTATCGGTAAACCAGTTCCACCGATTAACCCTCTATTCTTCGTGCCTTTAACCCCTCCGATTAAGAAAGCGGTGTTGTTTACACCTCTTTCAGTGATTCGTGTACTGATACGCACCTCTATTTTACCGAACATTGACAAGTTTTCATCAACAATTTGTACATATGTAAGCGGTGCATCTGTACTGGAAACGGAGGTTGCGCCTTCGCTAATTGATTGTAATACTCCCTCTATACCTGTATCAAGATTCATCATTGTAATATCACTCATCTTAGTAAGAGGCATATGTTTTATTTCAGTGATTACTCTATCATCACCATCGTATGATACGGTCATGCCGGGTCTTAAATCGGTAATGTCGGGATGCCCTTGACTACTGATAGAACCACGAATTAAAGAATAGCCACGCAATATCTGTCTGCCTACTCGCTTGGCCGCTTTAGTGGTCTTTACGGTCATATCCATGACAGGTGATGGGTCTTCTCTTACCTCGCCATTCACGCCGCTTTGCCTTTCAGTATCATCAACAGTGACTATTACTAAATCATTTAACGCCATTGATTCACCCTGTATAGTAACCCTGTTAGGTGAGTTATCAATTGGGTTTACTTGTTTCCCTCCACTACGCCTACTTGCAGGTATTGTGCGACCCGACTCACCAAAGTTAATTGGTACATACAACATATTACCGAAGCGGTCTAATAGTACCATATGGCTATCATGCCGAGCGAGGTATCGTAACGCTGTCATTACATTTACATTGGTGAAGTCTTGGCCGACGAAACGATTTGAGTGATTCCTTCTCCCATTATTATTATTAGTGTTACTTAAATTACCACCTAAATTGATACTGTTAATACCGTTAGCATCACCAATAACTTGTTGACTCATTCGTATAGCCATATCAGTAGTTCGTAAACCTACTTCAATCGGTTGGCCTAAATTAACTTCACGCTGAATGAAACCTAAATCATCAAGAGTTTTACCTTGCATATTATTTAGATTCATTGAAATCCCTAAGTTACTGTCTTCAACTGTTGAAATAGATAGGCGGTAGCGAGAATTATCAGCACCATAAATAAGCATAGGTTTGTTGGTGGTACTCAAAACATTGTCACCTAAAAAGGGTACTGCGAGGCTACTATGACCCGCAGTTTCTTTATGAGTTACCTGTATTGAAGATTCACCTTCAACAATATCATAGCGAGTTTCCGGCATGACTTGGAAGGTTGAAGAATTATTACTTTCAATGGTAATTTTATTTTTAACTCCACTACTAACTTCCGCCTTCGCATGATGAACAGCATTGTCCACGAATACTGGCTTACGCACATGGTCCATTACAGAATCCATATCGGTACTGAATCGGCCAACGATTGTATCTTTGATTACCGTCATGAGCCATCACCACTGTGGTCTGTTGTATTGAAGTCCACATCTCCTTTGTGACCCTTTGGATGTAATGATTGACTAAAGCGAGGCTCAATTTTGTAATCCTTGCGTATTACTCTTACTTGTGGAGGGAAAGTCATTATTCCCCCTTTCATTACTGATGGTGGTACTGTTATGAATGTCTTGCGACGAGGTGCATCGGAACGGTAATGCTGTAGTGTATTCTCACTGATGATTACACGAGTTACTTCATTATCTATTGAAGCAGTATCAAAGCCTGTTACGCCTGTACCTTTGATGGAGGGTCCTGTACTCATAGGTACGCTGTCACTTGCACTTATGTCCATGAAATAAGCAGGGGCATAAGGTGGGTTAGTATCGGGATTAGTTGCTCGTATGTATGAGCCACCAGTAGCCCTACCATTGTCCACATGATAGAGGTATAGACCATATTTACCACCAGCAGTAGCGGAGAAGTAGTTGCTACCGTACTGTGGTGCTGATGCGTCAAGGTTGAGGTTTGAACGGAACATCTCAATGTGTTGCTTGTCCATCATACGCACCGGGCGCATCATATATGTGACCTTCTTATCAACTACATTCCCTCTCGTATCACCGTTATTATCGGTAAGATATGGGTTACTGGATTTCCATGTACTTGTGGAAGCAATAGCATATTTTTTACTCAAATAGCCTTCAACTTGTTGTATTTCGGTAGTGGATAATGCACGATTATACTGTATAATTTCAGCAATTTGTCCATTCAAATAATATGGAGTAGGTACATTTCCTACTGTACCACCATCTGCTGTTGATTTCCAAAATGCTTCACTCTTTTGATTTTCTTGATTACCATTAATGCGTAATGTTTCGGTAGCCGTAGCACCTGCACCATCACCACCACTAATAATAGCAGTAATAATATCGGGTGAGCCAGCCGTCATATTATGAGATGCGGGATATAACTGCCCCCATCCTGTATTACTTCCATACCAAAAGCCCCACTGGTCTGCACCACTCCATTTTGCATATAAGTTCCAACCGGAACGAGCAACAGGTGAACTTGACCTTGATTCTATTATGCCTTGATAACTACCATCGTCTGTATCGGAACAAGCAACTACAATAAGTGTCATTTGATTAGTATTCAAATCAGCACTGAATGTACCTACCAATTTATCTCCACCATCACAATCAACTACTGGCATATTATTAAAATCGCTATCACTGGCTCGGTAGGTTGGTTGTGCGCTTGCGGTTGCTTGTACGAATGTATGTTCATTACCACTTACATCAGTCCAAGCAGTGACAGCATCACCATCATCTAAATCTAATGCATCTGCTTTGAGCCAAAGTGCCATACCCGAAGATGGAATACCGCCCCAATTACTGTCATCAATCGGTGAAAGGTAATTGCGGGTTTCAGCAAGGTAAGTACCACCAAGCGGATTGAAGTTAGAAGTGTGACTCATACGCAGTGCGCCCCCTTGAGGCTGACCAGCGAATGTAAGAGCAGTAAGGTCATAGTCACCCAGTGTTTGAGAACCTGTAGTGAATCCACCCTGTAATACAACACGCTGTCCTACATTACGGTCTGTGTGTAGGCTATGTGCTTCTGTATTAATGATGATTTGATTAGTGTCCACTCCTTCTAAGTTTTCAGTATCAAGACCAATACGAGGACTACTGCGACTTATTGCATCCTTATGCGGTGAATCACCTACGATATTTTCCACTCGGTCACTCACTACTGCTTCCGGCTTGAGTAGTCCATCTTCTGCAATTTCTAATCTTGCACTAATACCACGAGGTACTTCACTGGCTTGCAGTATATCGTTTCTTGCACGAATAAAGCCACCCTTAAGAATTGGTTCGGCAGTGTGATGAGATAAAACGAGTCCAGTAGTTCGGATAGGTTCGCTTAATGCGGTGAGAATATCTTCATTGAATGCGGTTGGGTATCTTACACCTCTTCCATTACCCATGTCACCTACACGCTGTGCGTTAGTAGGCATGAATACATCAACTAAAGTGGTCGCATCATTATTATTAGTGTTATTTAACCTTCCACCAAATCTTGGTACTGTACCTGTTATGCTTAACGCTGTTCCTGCCGCATTAAGTAATCCCTTCATATTGACAAGTGGCTTACCGTTATTATGCAATCTCTCATATGGAGTGCGATTATTGGTACGGTCATACTCATATGCGTCACCCGCATCCCATGATGGGCGAATACCGAATGAGCGTACTGGGAATCTTCTAATGTCTTCACCACGAGTATTACCCCACCAATCAACGATGTAGTACTTTACAGCCTTCTCTATGGTGTCTAAGCCCTTACCATCAGCGTCACCCCACCAGTCACGCAAGACTGATGAACCATTTCGTAGTGTGCGAACAGGGCAACCGAATGGGCGGGTGAATCGCATACCGTCACTGTACCTTACTTGCCACTCCGGTTTATCCACACCAAGCATACCGGAGAAATTGGTTTGTCTTTCCATAATTCCGGCATAAGCATTAGCAATACTTGGATTTGATACACCAGCAGTACCACCAGCATAAGTCCATGTTTGACCTTCGTGATGTACAAGTGGTCCATGTTGATAGCCTACACTTGCGTTGGTGGCCGTTACTGCTGATTCTCGCAAGGCTCTCAAACCATACATAGACCACTGCGGTTTGTTGTAAGGTTGGCGTAGGCCGAAGCGATAACCGAATGGGCGTGGGCGTGTAGGGTTGCTGATACCATCGTATGAGGACTTGCTAATACCACTACTCACAGTGTAAGAGCCATCATCATCACCATCCGACCATATAGGACCATCGTAGGTGTATTCACGAGGATAATCCCAAGATGATGAAACATATGCGTAGCCGTCAAGTCTGCTCACGAGAGGACCACCACGACTTCCACTCGGCCAAAAGTGATTCAACATTGTCTTAGTATTATTATCACCACTATCCGATTGTCCACCCTGTACTGTATAGTGACCCGTATTTTCCGAATCTATCGTAATTGCCGAGTGGAGAGTACCATCCGAGCCGAAAGATATAGGCAACCCTACCGCTATTTCAGCCGCAGGTTCTTCATCAATAGTAATCACCTCACCACCATCTGCACCTATTGTTAATGTTTGACCAGTTTTTAGACCTCCATAGGTTGCTATAGTTAATTCAAAATGAGTAGCATCGGTTACACTATCTATTATTGCATCACCCGAAATACCACTACCAGTTACATTCATACCTGCTCTAATTAAAGTACTTGATGTATGAGTTATAGTGGTTTCATCTTCATATTCAGCCCCACCTACAGTAAATGTTCCTACAGTATATACTCGCCCATCAACAGTAATTAAAGTACCATCACTGAATACACCACCGCCTTCACCTGCTCTATTAGTAGTAATGGTTTTTGCATCAACATCATGTGATACTACTTTTCTATAGTGCGTACCATCAGCCGCAAGGTCTGCAATAAGATATTGACGAGCCGCACGAGTAGTAATTGCTATAAAAGCAAGAGGGTCGCCTGTTACATTTGCACAACCTGTCAAATCGTTACCGCTTTTTCCTATATAGGACATTACTTGTGCGTCTTCACTTACAGCGTTAGCAACTGTACTTGATATTATGACAGACCCCGAAGAAGCAAAGTCACTGGCATTAGAAAGAGTTACAGTAGTACCCGATACACCCGTCGCATTACTACGGTAATTAGTTGTGAGTGCTAAAGAAGGAGGATTAGGTGTTTTAATTCTAAATCCAAATGGTCCTTTACTTGCATAGTAAGTAGCATCATGATAATGAATTGTTTCAAAATGTTCCGGCATACTATTGAGAGGCTTTTGGTCTATCGCTCTATCAGTTAATGGATTTAACCAAGTACGACTACTATC